TCAGCCCAGCGGCGTCGTCGTGTCTATCGGCGTCGTCGTGTCGACCGCCTCACGCAGGGGGCGGCGCATCGCCCGCCAGTACGACGAGGGACCCAGCCGCACGAGCAGGTCGATCAGGCGGGCCTCGCGGCCGACCATGGTGCGCGGGCGGCGACGCGCGGTGGCGCGGACGATCTGCGCCGCGGCATCCGTCGGGTCCGTGTGGTACATCCGCGCCTGCGCCGCTGCGGCCCGTGCCGCCACCGCGGGATCGATCGCCGCGGCGTAGCGTCCGTGCAGGATGATGCCGGTGCGCACGCCGGCGGGATACACCGCGCCCACCGTCACGGAGGTGCCCTCGAGTTCGTGCCGGAGCGCCTCGGAGAAACCGCGCACCGCGAACTTGCTGAGCGCATAGGGAATGCGTCCGGCCGGCGCGGCCAGCGCGTACACGCTCGCGAGATGGGTGATGTGCGCGGCAGGTGCGGTCCGCAGGGCGGGTAGCAGCGCCTTGGTGATCGACACCGTTCCCCAGAGGTTCACGTCGGTCAGCCAGCGCATCTCCTCCATCGTGAGCTGGTCGAGCGTGCCGAGCATCGAGGATCCCGCGCACGTGATGAGGGCGTTGATGCGCGGATGCGAACCCTCGACCTCGCGCGCCGTGGCGGTCACCGCCTCGTCGTCGCGCAGATCCACGACGTGCGTGGTCACCGTCCCCTCGAGTCCGGCCGCGAGGGCGGCCAGCGCCTCCGCGTTGTGGTCGAGCAGCGCGAGGTGCACGCCCCGCGGGGCGAGGAGCCGGGCGATCTCTGCGCCCATCCCGCTCGCCGCACCCGTGATCACGGTCGTGCTCCCGGTCAGCGCGAGACGCCTCATGACTGCTCCTCCCGCCGCTGATCGGGAGCGGCGCCGATCCCCGGGCGGGTCGTCGCGACCCGCATCCGCTCCATTCTGTCCGACCGCTCGCGGGGGCGAAACCGGTACGCTCGAAGGGAGGAGGTTGCGTTGGGACGAACGGCTGAGGCCATCGCGGAAGGCGTCGCGATCGCGACCGCTGCCGCGCGCCTGGCGGTCAAGAACCACATCCTCATCGGGACGATCGCCGAGGGCGGGGTCTTCGACACGCAGAAGTACATGGACGACGCGCGCGAGGCGCTGCGAGCCATGGCGGAGGAGTCCGAAGAGGCGGAGGAGAACCTCACCGCGCTGCGCAAGCGAGCCAGGGGACGCCACTCCGATCCTTCGGGCACGCACGACTACCGCGACCGCGACGTGCGCAACCTCCGACGTCGGGCCAAGCAGTCGCACGGCGTCGCGACGCGGCTGCGCGAGATGATGCAGGACGACGCGGCGTTGACGACGATCGTCGAGGAGGCCCGCGAGGCAGCGTGGTCCGACGTGCGTCACAACCTCGACCGCCGTCTGCGCGTGGAGGGCATGCGTCCCGACCAGGATCCCGACTACGACCGGATGCGCGACGCGAGGATGCAGGCCCTCCGTCTCGTCGACCTGCAGGCGCTGTCGTCGCTGCAGCGCGCCAAGGCGAAGCGCACGAAGAAGCAGCAGAAGGCCGAGGAGCGGGCGTCCTGACCCGTCGATTCGCAATCGCCTGAGGACTGTTATAAGCTGTTCCACGGCCCGCTGAGCGGTCCAGGAGCGCCCGTAGCTCAATGGATAGAGCATCTGACTACGGATCAGAAGGTTAGGGGTTCGAGTCCCTTCGGGCGCACCGAGTCAGAAACGGCTCCCACTTCGGTGGGGGCCGTTTCTGCGTTAACGGCAGATGCGAACCAGTCGAGGCCGACGCCGCACGCCGTAGCGATCCGTACCGCGACGTCGAACGGCGGGACCGAGCGGCCCGTCTCGTAGTTCGACAGCGAGTTCCTAGCGATCCCCACGGCCTTCGCCAACTGGGTCTGATCGAGGCCAGCATCCTTCCGCGCCTTGGCGATGTGTTCACCAAGCGTCCAGGTCATCGTCATGCTCATGGCTCGATAGTAGCGCGCCCAAGATTGCGACACGCCACATTCAATGCATCCGTGTTCCTGACGTGCGCCTCAATCTTGTGCACATGACGAAGACACGAGGCCCACCATGCCGTCGCGTCCCAACCGGGCGCGGCGATAACTGAACAACATGGCGCGCATTGAGCGCGTGGGTACCGGATCGAGTCCGGCTACTGACAGCGGTAGGCGACCGCTCACCAAGAACCGGTAACCAGTCCGGGTGCCACCCCGAGAGCGTAGGGGGTCGCGGTCAAGGCATGACCGGGCGCGACACCCGCCGACACGATCCCACGCTCATATCCCGTCCGTGACGAGGCTTACCCCTCGTGCCACGCCGACCGGCCCAAGGCTCCGCCCTGGCTCCGTCGAGCAGGTCCCTCCGAATCCGCTCCGGCGGTAGTAGGGGGGCCATACCTCCCAAACCCACACCTTCCCTTCACCATCGAGCAGGTCGAAGCCATGGAACATCGCTACCTCGAATCCGGGTGGTGCATCTGCGGTCATCACCGAGACGACGGACGCAACGAACGCGACTCGCTCGAACCGCTCGACCCCACCGTCATCCGGACCATCCTCGGCCCGACCTACGAACCCAAAGGACGCACGCAATGAAGATTCAGGGACGTATCCCGACCGGCGACCGCGACGGCCTCACCGCCCTCGAACCGGCCGTCACCAAGAACCGGTCATCCCTCGTCGCCATCGTCATCCTCGATCCCAAGCGCATCGACGAGGACGTCGACACCGGCCACCGCGAAGCCGTCATGCGTATCCGGTCCATCGAGGCACTCCTCCCGGACGACATCGACGCCGCCCTCCGACTGCTCCGACGCGCCTACGAACACCGAACCGGAGCCGTCACCCTTCCCATCGACCTAGAGGACGAACTTCGCGACGTATTCAACAGCGTCAACCTCGACACCGGCGAAGTGGTCGAGAAGGACGACGCCGACGCGACCGACGAGGAGGGCGACGAGTGAACACCACGACCACCGCCGAGGCGCTCACCGAACTCACGACCACCGCCCTCGACCGAGCCGCCGACGCCCAACGCGCCGGACTCACCGCGACCGCCCGGAAGTTGACCGACATCGGCCTCACCCTCGACAGCGCACGAACCCGACTCATCGAGGACGGCGAGTACTACCTCGACACCGCCATCGCATTCGTCGACGCCGGACGGAACATCATCGCCGCACACGCCGGAGCCATCCGCATCCTCGGCCTCATCCGAGCGAGCCGCCGCCGTGGTTGACAACGTCGAACCCTTCTCCGCGCTCGTGACGCTCGTGCTGATCCTCGCTGCGCTTGCCTTCATCGCCATCCGAAACCGTCGAAGTCGCGCCGAACTCGTGCGCCTCGCCGTCGCCCGGCATCGTCACCTTCGCGACAGCGGCCGGTGCGGGGCCATGTGGGCCGAGGGCGAACAGTGGCGATGGTGCACACGGCCGTACGAGCACCAAGGCCCGCACCTCGACGGCGTCACCGGCACGCTCCGCCGACGGCACGAGTCCTTCATCGGCGGGCCGGGGATGGACGTTCATGGGGGCTAAGCACCGCGACCCGGAGTACTTGAAGAACGCCCGCATCATCCGGCAACAGGTCGCGGTCAAGCGTCGAGGCGGGATCGACGTGACGTGCTGGAGGTGCGGTCACCTCATCGATCCCGAACAGCGCTTCGACGTCGGACACCGCGACCCGAGCGGAGGGCCGGGCCTCGACAACCTCGCGCCCGAGCACCGATACAAGACGGCGCGGTGCATCGGCAACCGCGCCGACGGCGGCCGCCTCGGCGCGACACGACAGCGCGAGGCCAAGGCCCGACGCGCACCCGCTCCGGTCACCTCGCCCGGCTCCCTCAACTGGTAACCAAACCCCTGACCAAAGGATCTTTTTATGCCTGACAAAGCAACCCCCGCCTACGGCTCTACAGGCGTGTTTTTCCCCGAGCTAGAGGATCACTGGCTCATGGACGAAGCCGCGTGGGTCGCGTACCGCGCGACCGCGCTCGAACCCGACCAGGTCACGAAGGTCATCACGACCGAGCGAGACCGCCGCGAGTTCCTCACCGGCATGCAGATCATGGGCCAACTCCAGGACCGCTCCGGCGCACCCCAGGACCCCGTGCCCCAACAACTCGTCGTCGTCGACATGCTTGCCGCCGGACAGACCATCAACGGCGTCATCATGCCCCGACGCTCGACCAAGACGACGACCATCCTCGCCGTCATCATCGGCCGGTGCGCGTGCCGGCCGCGACAGAACTCCGCGTTCACCCTCGCCACCACCGGCCTCAAAGCCCGCGAGAAGTTCGGCAAAGAGGTGCTCGCCGTCATCGAGGCCGTGTACCCGGACAAGAAGAACCGGCCTGTGACCGTGTCGCGCCAGGCCGGAGCGGAGGCCATCACCTTCCCCAACCGCTCCGTGTTCTCGGTCCACGCGCCCATCGGTGACAACTTCCGAGCCTCCGCCTACGACGCCGTCTTCATCGACGAGTCAGGCCGCGCCAAGCCCGAGATGACCGAGGACCTCCTCGCCGCGATTCCGCCGACGTTCGATACCACCGGCGGACAGTTCATCGTCGCCGGGACCGCCGACAAAATCAGGACCGGGAACCTCCTCTACGAAGTCCTGTTCGCCAAGGCCGACGAACTCGACGCGGGCATCCTCCGCTACAACGCGCCCGACTCCACCAGCGAGGAGGAACTCGCAGACTGGGAACCCACGCCGGACAACCCGCGCGCCAACGTGCGGGCGCTCATCGAGAAGCACCACCCCGGCATCGGCAACCTCACCACCCTCGACGCCGTCGAACGCAACTTCCGACTCCAGCCCCGAGCGAAGTTCATCTTCGAGTACCTCGGCATCTTCGGAGACGAAGGCACCGCCACCACCCTCATCGCGCCCGCACTCTGGGCCAAGAGCACGATCCCCGGCGACCTCCCGCCCAAGGCCGAACAGTTCTCCCTCGCCATCGCGATTCACCCGGACGGCCTGTGGGCGTCCGTCGCCGTCGCATGGTGGCACGTCCTCGAACCGCTCGACCTCGTCGCGGTCGCGGAGGACCTCGCCGGAGAGGAACGCGAGACACGAACGGCCATCGGACTCCTGCACCATCAGCAGGGCACCAAGGGATTCTGGCAACGGGTCCTGGTCCTTGCCCGAGAGAACAGGGTCCCCGTCATCTACGACGCCGCGAGCCAGGCCGCCGCCGTCGAGATCGAGGCCCTCAACCGTGCCACACCCCGGCCGGAACTCGTCGCCGCCAAGACCATTGACGTCCGACAGGGCGCGACGAAGATCCTCAAACTCCTCGACGAGAACGCCCTCGCGCACTGGCGACAAGAGCGCCTTGACACCGCCGCCGCCATCGCCACCAAGCGAGCCATCGGCACCTACGGAGGATTCGGGCTCGGCCGCCCCAAGGACCAAGCCGACGCCGATATCACCCCGCTGGAGGCCGCCACTCTCGCCCTCCAGTTCCTCGACGAAGTCAAGGCCCAGCCCGACTCTCGCGACCTATTCGAGTTCTAGGAGACGCCATGCCCGGCCCCGAATCCACCAGCCCCATCCGACTCGACGAGTCGAAGTCACTCATCGTCATCTACTGCACCGAGCACGACTGGTACCGGGCCTCCCGATTCCACCGTGACGAGGCCCTCGACGCCGCGTGCGACCACGAGGAGCGCGAGCACCCCGGCGACCAGCGCCACCGAGAAGCGCGCCGCCTCCGCAAGACATACCGGCGTGTCGCTGTAGCAAAGCGCCCCGCATCCTACGAACCCGGATCGAAGGTCTAGAACGTGGCATTCACAATCTTTGGACGAAACATCGAACAGGTCTACGCCAAGCGCGCGGCCACCGAATTACTCACGCGGCCCTCCGGCCGTGCGCCCATCGCCATCGCGTCACCGTGGGCGCCCGCTGGTGAACTCCAGAGCCTGGTTGCTGACTCCTGGCTCAAGGAGCACCTCACCGCAGAGGGGATGCCGATCACGCGCGAAGCCGCGCTCAAGGTCCCCGGCGTCGCTCGTGCTCACGGCATCGCGTGCACGACGTTCGCCAGCATCCCGAAATTCGTGATGGACGGCGAGACGCACGCCACGGATCAGGCCCCCTGGTTGACGAACTCAGTGTCGGGCGTCGCGCCGTACCACCGCGATTTTGGCGCGGCGTCGGACTGGTTCTTCGAGGGCTGGGCGTGCTACGGCTTCAACGCCGACATGACCGACTGCCTCCACATCCCGTTCGGCATGTGGAAGGTCGACGAGTACGGCTACCTCCAGATCACCTCCGATCTCGTGCCCGAGGAGTACACCGCATACCCCATCGCCATACCCCTCGGGTACGGCGAGAACGGCGTCCTCCACAACGGGGCCGACGTCATCCGCCAGGCACAGGACATCGAGAAGGCGTACCACAACCGCCTCAAGAACCCCATCGCGCTCACCGTCCTCACCCTCGACGACAACACCTACTGGGGGTACTCCAAGGAACAGCGCGCCGCGATCCGCGACGAGTGGAACGAAGGCCGCTCCAAGAACAGCACGGCCCTCAAGCCCGCATCCATGGGCGTCGACTTCCCCGGCGCGGGAATGCCCACGGACCTCTACGAGACCGGCCGCAACGGAAACCGCCTCGACATCGCCAACGTCACCAAGGTCCCCGCCTCGATCATCGAGGGAGTCCGGCAGGGCGGCTCCGGCGGCGGAACCGAGATGCGCTACCAGGGCGTCGGTAACGGCGGCGAACGCTCCGACCTCTGGGAGTACGGCCTCGCCCGCATGATGCTCCTCGCATACGAGGCCCGCCTGTCCCTCGACGACGTCGTTGCCTCCGGTCTCTCGATCCGCGGCGACCAGAGCAACATGCACGCCACGCCGAACCCCGCCACCAATCCCACCAGTGAGGACTAACAGATGAACGATCCTATCCACATCGAAGGCGGCGAGGTCCTCGCCAGCCTCGACGACCGAACCGTCACGGGTCTCCTGATCCCGTACGGCGAGAAGGGCCGCACCAACGTCGGAATCTTCGAGGTTCAGGCCGGTGCCGTCCGCATCCCCGCCGACCCGTCCGTCGTGACCCTGAACCTCGACCACGACCGCTTCCAGCCCGTCGGCAGGGCCACCCGCATCTGGGAGGACAGCGCGGTCGGCATCATGGCGAGTTTCGCCTACGCCTCCACGCCCGAGGGTGACGCGGCTCTCGCGGACGCTCGGAACCCCAAGGGGGAACGCCGCTCGCTCTCCGGTGAGTTCCGAACCGGTATCAAGAACGGCAAGGCGACCGGCGGCGTGCTCGCGGCGGCCGCGCAGTGCGCCCGAGGCGCGTTCCCTTCCGCCATGGTCTTGGCCGCCGATACCCCGGAGGTAGAGGACGACGAGGAGACCGAGGAGACCACGGGCGACACCGTAGCCGAGTCCCACACCGACGACACCTACACCGACGCCGACGGCAACAAGTGGACCCGCGTCTACGACTCCGAGACCGTCGAGACCGATACCGGCACCCAGACCACCACCACCATCACCGAGACATACACCGACCCCGCCGCCGAGGCGGCAACCGACCAGGAGGAATCCGAAGTGACCGCATCCGCCGTGCCCGCAACCCAGCGCAAGGGCGCACCCACCATCACCACCACCGAGCGCGAGCGCGACCACCGCGACGTCTTCGCCGCCCTCGCCGCCATCAAGCGCAACCGCCACGACTCCGACGCCCTCGAAGTCCTCGCCGCGTTCTCCGACATCACCGTCGGCGGCGCAAACGCCCTGCCGACCGGCGGCGACGTGCTCCGCCCCAACTGGCTGGGCAAGCTCTACCAGGGCATCCCCTACGAGCGCGAGTACATCGACCTCGCCACGCTCGGCACGGACATCTCCCTCGGCGGTAAGGCCGGATACACGATCCACCGTGGCACCGCCGCCGACCCGCTCGACAGGTTCGACGGATCGTGGGCTGGCAATAAGGCCGCGATCAAGTCGGGCGTTGCTCGCACGCTGAAGAAGGCCTCCAGCCTCGACCGCTTCGCGTTCGGCAACGACATCGGCCGCGAGTTCTGGGACCTCCCCGGCGGCGAGGAAGTCATCGAGGAGTACATCGCTCTCATCGTCGAGGACCACCTCCGCTGGTCCGACGAACTCGCGCTCGACGTCATCCGCACCGTGGCCGGTGATCCCATCGCGCCCACCGAGTACCCCGGCGTCGCGGGCCACGACTTCCCCGACGCTCTGGGCCAGATGATCCAGGGCATCATGGCCGTCAAGCGGAAGAAGGCCGACGGCCGCAAGGACGTCCCCACGTTCGTCATCGCGAACGAGGCCGCCTACGAGGAACTCCTCTACACGCCCAAGGACCTCGTCCCCGAGTTCGTCAAGTTCTCCGCGTCGACCGACGGCGAGGGAAACGCGGACGGTCTGCGCCTCGTCATGGGTGACACCGGCGTCGAGAACACGCCCTCCGTCATCGTCGGCTCCGGCAAGGCCATCGACTTCGACGAGATCGCCGGTGGACCGCTGAAGATCGACGCTCTCGACCTCCCGCGCGGCGGCGTCGACAAGGCCGTCCACGGCTACCTCCAGACGTTCATCGTCCGCCCCGAGGCCATCGTCCACATCGGCATCGAGGACGCCTGAGCCATGGCCGCCTGGTACACCACCGCTGACCAGAGCCGCATCCTCGCGGCTTGGCCCGACGCCGACGTGAGCAACGAGGAGGTCCTCGGGTTCGTGCTCGACACGGCCCGCCTCCAGGTCGTTCACTTCGCGCCGACGCCCACGGAGGCCCAGGCGGCCATCGCCGCCACCCTCCTCCAGTTCGGTCTGCACGACCGGCTGGAGGAGGTCCTCGACCTCCTCGACCTCGACCCCGAGGACGTCCCGTTCAACCTCGTCTACGCCCAACTCCAGCAGGTCAAGAACCTCTGGGCCGCCGGACGTGCAAGCCAGGACGGCGAGATCGGCTCCGAGGGATTCATGTTCATCCCTCGCCCGCTCGACAAGACCATCCGGACCATCATCCGGCCCATCACCGGGGAGGTCGGCGGTGGATTCTGACGCACCCCTCCTGGACCTCATCGAGGGCGAACTCGTCGACGCGCTCCGCGCCGCCGTGCCGACCGACTGGCGAGTCCTCCCCGCCGAGGGACAGACCACCAAGTCACTCGGCATCGTCCTCTACTACGAACAGGGCGACCTCGTCACGACAGTGAACGGCGGCCCCGTGCCGTCCGGATACCTCGGCGTCGAGTTCACCCTCACACTCGCCGCGCCCGAGGCAGACCCCGAGAAGGGCACCGCGCGCGTCACGCGCGCTGTCACGTCCCTCCTGCCCGCACTCGACGCCATGTCCTCCCTCTACTGGGACCGCGCCGAGAAGGTCCGTCTCGACACCGGAGAGACGACCTACCGGCTGGCCGTCGTCAGCCTCAGTAGATACCGCAAGCCCACGCCCACCACCGAGCCGGACACCGAGCCGGACCCCATGCCCGAGGAGGCATAACCCCATGGCACTCCGCCTCATCAGCGCGACCATCAAGGTCGACGACACCGAGTACACCGAGGAGATTCAGGACTACTCCTGGGACCCCACCAACACCACCACGAGCGTCACCGACGTCTCCGGCAAGGTCCACAAGTTCTCCGCCGACGAGTCCGACTGGGCGCTCACGATGAACGTCTTCCAGAACTTCGCCGCCTCCGGCTTCGCCCGCAAGTGCTTCGACTCGCCCGGCGTCAAGGTGGAGATCGTCGTCGTCGACGGACCCGTCACCTGGACGGCCGAGATCGACCTCGTCGCGCCGAAGATCGGCGGCACGGCCAAGACGGTCGGCCTCTCGCCGCTCGTCTTCCCGTCCACCAAGCCCGTCCCCACCCCGACGGCGGGCTGAGCCGTGGCGCAGGGGCGAATCAGTCTCCTGGTTGATTCGCCCCTGCGCGACCTCGCCATCGTCTACCGCGTCGTCCCGGCCAAGACCCGCAAGCAGATCAACCGGGCGACGAAGGGTGCCGCTCAGCCCATCTGGAAGACGGAGACCGCCGAGCGGGCCACCACCCGCATCCAACAGCGAAGCCTCGTCGACACCGCCAAGGTCGGCGTCACCAACCGCAACGTCTTCCTCCGGGCCGGAGGCGGCAAGTATGCCGCGCTCCAGTCCGCCGCCGAATTCGGCCGGCCGATTGCCGCACCGATCAAGAGCCGCTCCAAGCGGGGCAAGGCCTACACCCGTACGACTGGGTCCCTATTCGGGGATCGCGAGCGGCGCGGGAAGGTCGTCTTCCCCGCCTCCCGCGCCTCAATCTCCCGGTTTGCATCCCTCTGGATTCAGACCACCATCCGCACTCTCCACGAAGCCGAAGAGAAGGTCTAGCCACCATGGCACGCAAGTACGAAATCGGAGTCGGTATCGACACCGGCGGCTTTGAGAGGGGCGTAGCCAACGGCATCGTCGACCCTCTGGAGGATGCCGCCGACGCCCTCGACGACCTCGAACGGGCCGCGAATAGCGCCGACCTTGACAAGCAGATCGACAAGGCCGCCAAGGCCACCGAGGAACTCGACGACGAACTCGACGACGCCCGTGACGCGCTCCGCCGACTTGGCTACTCCGCACGCGACGCCGGAGACGATGCCCGCCGGGGAATGGACGATGCCGGGGAGGGCGTCGAGAACCTCAAAGACGAGGCCAAGCAGAGCGCCCGAGAGACCGCCGCCAGCTTCAGCGAGGTCACCGACGTCCTCGACCTGATCCAAGAGCTCGCCGCCAACGCCCTCGTCGGCTTCGGCCCCGGCGGGATCGCGGCCGGTCTCCTCGCGGCCGCCGGTATCGGTCTCGCCACGAGCGCATTCCAGGCCGCCGAGGAGGCCGCCGAAGACCTCCGACAGAAAGCCGTCGAGTACGCCGGAGACGCCACCGAGGCCGGAGTTGCCACCGACACCTGGCTCACCGGAGCGGCTCAGATCGTCGAGCGCATCCGTGAACTCGAACAACTCAAGTCCACCGACTTCCGGTTCTTCTGGGACGAGGACCCGAGCCAACTCGAGGAATGGGCCGACGCACTCGACAAGATGGGTCGTCCCGCATCCGAGATCGGTGACGTCCTGAAGTCGTCGACCGATGCAGTCAAGGACTACCGCGACGCAATCAAGGAGTCTCGACGCGCCACGCAAGACGAGATCGACGAAATCTTCAAGCGCACGGACGCGCAGGGTGAGTCGACCCAGGCCGACAGAGACCGGATGGAGGTGCTACGCGAGGAACTCGCTGGGTCGAAGGACCTCCTCGAATCGCTTGATAGCGAGATCAAACTCCGTGACTCGGCTAGCGACTCAGCCGCGCGGCAGAGCGCCGCCGGTGTCGACGCCGCACTCCAGCGCGCTCAGGCCGAGGAGGAGGCCGCCAACGCCGTCACGTCCGCGCTGGAGAGCGTCGAACAATCCGCCCTCGGTGCGTACGACTCGATGCGCTCCGCCGCGTACGACAAGGCCACTGCCGACGACGCCGCCTTCGACACGGACAAGTGGCTCGCCTACGTCGAGGAAACCCGTGCCCTGGCGGACGGGTACAAGACGAACCTCGCGAGCATGAAACTCACCCCGGCCGAGTGGGAGAACTTCCTCGCCCTGCCCGAGGACGCGCGCAACTCGATTGCGGCGTCCTACTCCTCCGCCGGTGAGGACGGCAAAGAGCGCATCCGCAAGGCCCTCAGCGACAGCGGATCGACCGCCGGTGCAGATGCCACCGTCGGATTCGAGGAGTCCTTCAACCCGGAGGCCAACGTCGAGGTCACCGCCGACACCTCGGGCGCGGCCGCCGACCTCGACGAGGTCACTGAAGACCGCGACGTCGACATCAAGGCGAACCTCACCGGAGAGGCCGCCGTCCGCGACGGCCTGGAGACGCTCACCAAGCGGCGCACCGTGGCCGTTGAGGCTGTCCTCGACACCTCCCAGGCGACCCGCGATCTCGCGGCCTGGAGGCGCTCCGAGGCATCCAAGACCGTCACCATCACAGCCAAACTCGCCAAGGGAGAGGGGTGGGACAAGTGACCACGACCATCACTCACGCAACCGGAACAGTCGTCCCGACCGCCCTGGAGGGCTACCGAGCATCCCGCCCGGCCCGCACCCTCGTCCACCGCATCCTCAACCGAGCCGACGACGACGTCACACTCCGCGAATTCGGCCTCCGCTCTGGGTCCTTCGTCCTCGTGTTCGACGGAGAGGCGGCCGCCGTCGCTGCCTTCGCGGCGCTCGGCGTCCCGCAAAAACTCGCGATCACCGACACCGCCGTCCACTCCCTCGCGATGTCATTCGTCATCGCGGAGGGCGAACTCAGCATCGAACAGGACAGGGACAACGTCCGCCTGTGGCGCGTGACGGTGCCGTACAACGAGGTGACCGCGTGAGCACCATCGCCCGACACGACTACACCGCCAAAGTGGGTGCCACGGTCCTGTCCCTCGACGAGGACAACCCCGGCGATGTCGGATTCGACAGTGGGCGCATCCCGTACGTCGAGGGCTCGGTCACCCTTGCCGTCGAAGACTTCGCCCTCCTCGACGACCTCGACCCTCGCGACGGCCGCCGCGTCGTCGTCGAAGCCAAGGGAACCTGGCCCGACCACACCCAAGCCCGGACCTTCGACCTCGGCATCCGCGACGCAATCCCGAACCGCGACGACAGCACGGTCACCCTCGAACTCGCCTCCGACGAAGCCATCCTCGACGACTTCGCCCAACTCGTCGACGACCCCACGCCCCGCACCCACCAGGCATCCCTACGCGCCGTCTGCAACTACGCCCTCGGCAAGATCGGCGCGACCCTCCAGCCCGGCGGCCCAGACGCCGACGTCACCGCCTACTGGGAGGCCACCAACGTCCTCGTCGATCCCGCGTGCTCCAGCGTCGCCAACTTCACCGGCGGCGGCAACGCACACACCATCGTCCGGTACGGCGCCAGCGACCTCCCCATCCCCAACACCGGCTACATCTACTGGACATCTGGGGCGGCAGGACAGTCCTTCATCCAGTTCAACGGCGGCGACCCGAGTACCCGCGTCGGTGACACCTGGACCCTCCAGGCATGGATGAACCGCGCCGCCTCAGCCGGTGCCGTGGGACGCCTCCGCGCCTACGAGATCAATGCGGCAGGGTCCGTCCTCCGCACCATCGAGAGTGCACCCACAAACATCAACTCCAGCGGTTGGACACCCCTCGCCCTCACCTTCACTGTCCAGAACCCCCGGACGGTCAAACTCATGGTCTACACGTCCGCCATCGCCACGGCGGGCGGACAGACCTACGCCCTCACCGCACCCATGCTTCACAAGGCGGGGGAACCGATCGCACCGTTTACCGGCTCGACCGGCGGACCCGGATACACCTACTCGTGGGTCGGGACGGCTAACGCATCGGCCTCGACGCGCAAGCCCGTCATCGAGCGCGTTCCCGAGTCCCTCGTATGGTCCGCTGGGATCTCTGGAATGGCCTTCCTCCGGCCTCTCCTCCTCGCATCCGGCCTCCGCCTGGTCTGCGACGAGAAGCGCCGGTGGAGCACCCGAGACGCGAGTTACCGAATCGACGGGATGCAGAACTACCGCGACCGGGTCAACATCATCCGGGCGCGTGAACGCCTCTCGCTCGACGCGGCCGAGTGGTACGACGCCGCCGTGTACGAGTACATCTGGACGGACTCCGACGGAGTCGAACAACGCCGCATCGACGCCTTCGCACTCACCGCCAGCCCTCGCAAGGTGCTCCGGGTCGAACTCCGCGGAACCCCATTCCCCGGCCCCGGCCGCGCCGAGCACGTCGTCAGACGAGCGCAGGGACGCGGGCGCACCGTCACCGTCACCGCGAACCCGACATGGACCGAGCAGACCGACCAGGCCCTCGCGATCCTCCTCGAAGCGACGCCCATCCAGACGGGCGTAGCGGGAACGGTCACCTACGACTTCGGAACCAATGTGGTCACCGTCACCAGCCGGACCACCGACACACCGGCAGGGGCAATCGACCTCCTGACCGGCACCATCAACGCCCTGACCGGCACCATCAACAACCTCTAGGAGACGCCATGCCGCTCACACCCACACCCGGTAACGACGCCCTCGACGCCGGGATGCAACTCACCCCCGGCACCGCGCCCGCGTCCGATATCGACGAGTACATCAACCGTGCCCTCGACTACATCGCCCAGCGCACCGACGTCCCCGGTACGCCACGCGCTATCGAGAAGGGCGGCACGGGGGCCAAGACAGCCGCCGCCGCCCGGACCAACCTCGGCGTACCCGCGACCGGCGACGTCGCCCTCCGCAACGCCCTCGGATTCCTCTACGGCGTCGCCCAACTCTCCGCCCACAACATCGGCATCTACCGTAACGACGGCGCGAACCGAACCGTGATCCGCGTCGCCAACAACGGGAGTCAGTTCGACGAGGCCATCGTCACCGAGGGCACGCTCCCCGGCCTCATGGGCGACACCGTCAAGACCAGCGGCGGCACCATCACGGGAAGCCTCTTCCTGCCGAACGCGAGCCAGGCCGTGAGCGGGTACACCGTCTGCTACATCAACGGCGACGGCCGTGTATCCCGAGGCGCGTCGTCCGAGCGCTACAAGAAGTTCATCAGCAAGATCGATCCGGCCGCCCTCGGTGACATCTTCCCCGACCTCTACCGCTTCCAAATGCGCCAGGGCGAACCCGGCGCGTGGAAGTACGGATGGATCGCAGAGCGCCTCGCGGAGAACCCGCACACCCAGCCCTTCGTCGTCTACAACGAACAGGGCGCGCCCGACTCCGTCGACTTCATCGCCCTTCTCATCGCACAGACCGCACTCCTCCACGAGTGGATCACAGAGGACGCCGAACAGATCGAGATGCTCAAACAGCGCCTCGACAAGTTGGAGGCGGCACAGTGAGCGCCCTCGACGTCATCCCGATCCCCGGCCACCCCGGCATGTACGCGCGCCGCGCATTCATCGACGCATGGACCACCGCCGGGTCACCTCCGCTCAACAGCGCCGGACGCCTCTACGGCGAACAGAAACGCCTCTACGACGGCTGGGTCAACCGCAAGCCCGGATTCAACCCCGCCGACAACCCCGACGACGAGCGCCAGGCCCTCGCCCACGTCCGATTCGTCGCGGGTGATATCGACCCGACACCCGAGCGAGTACGACGCCTCGCGGCCGCCGGACTCATCCGCCCCTACTCCTACGAACCCTGGCACTGGGAGCTACCCAACGTCCGCCAGTACGCCATCGTCCGAGCCATCCCCAAGCCCACACCCACCACCACCCCTGAACAGTCCGAGGAGGACGACATGAGCAAGCCCCTACCCCTCATCTTCAAGGTCGACCCCGGCGGATACTGGGTCCTCGCAGACATGGAGGAGCGCACCTACTCCAAGGTCGCGAACGACGTCCAGAAAGACTTCTACATCAACACGAAGCGCGCCGAACCCATCCACGGCCTCCAGCCCATCTCCGTCATCGCCAAGTTCACGGAGCGCCCGTGAGCGACGCCGTCCTGATCGCCTGCATCACCGGAGTGCAGGCGATCACCCTCGGCGTCCTCGGCCTCCTCGCCAAGCGCATCGGGACCGTCCGCCGGGAGACGACAGCCGTCCGACGCGACACGGCCGCCACGCGCGAACAGGTGGTCAACCACCACACCACCAACTTCCGCGAGGAGAACGACAGCCGCCACGCCGAGACGCGCGGATGGTTCGACGAACTCCGCGACGGCTTCCGGCAACTCCGAGGCGACATTGGGGGTCTCCGCGCTGACGTACGCGGCCTCCGAGTCGACCACAGCGCACTCACACGGCGCGTCGATTCCATCCAACAGAAGGGAACACAGTGAACGAAACCAACAACGAAACCGCTCCGAGCTCGGCCGCCGGCGAGGAGGTTTCCTACAAGAGCCGCGCCGAGCGGAGGGCCGCTCTCCGCGCCAAGTCCGAGAAGATCCTTTCGCCCGCATTCCGACGTTGGGCCTACGGCGTCGCCGTCGCGGCCGTCGGCGTCGCCGTCTTCGCGGGATGGCTCCCGGCACCGTCGGCCGCCGTGCTCGCACCGCTCATCATGGCCCTCCTCTACGTCGACGAGACAGGCGAGCCGAAGGCCTGACGCAACGAAGCCCCGCCGGTAGACGTCTAACCGGCGGGGCTTCGTCGTGCCCGCTATTCGTAGAGGTCGCCGTACATGTCGATAAACTCCGCCTGGGACGTCGCGTCCTTCATCTCCTGGCAATCCGCGCGGGCCGCTTCGACGTCGCCATCAGTGAATGACTTGGCTGTGATCCTGAGACAGTTGTCCCACGCCTTGTCCATCGCGGTCGGTTGCGAGCATCCCGTCACGAGGACGCCAAGGGCGAGCAGGGCCACCATGGCGAGCGGTTTGGGCGTGGACATGGTCCTCCTCCGGTTAGACCGCGACAAGGCGCGCGGTGGGCTTCTCAGGTGCGGCGAGCCCGGCGGCCGCATACACCACGCTACGGCTCCGAGCGTCGGACAGGCGGACGTACCGGCCGGTCGTGTCGGCCGAGGCGTGTCCCATGATCTCGCGGAGCGTGAGGACGTCGCCGTTGGACGCCTCGTGCGCGTTCGTCGCGAAGGAGTGGCGGAGGTTGTGGAGTGACCACGGCCGGGGGAGGACCTCGTCGACGAGTTCATAGACACGCCTCGGGGACAGGTGGCCGTCAATCGCACCGGGGAACGCGAACCCCTCGGGGAGTGCCCGGAGGTCGAGCGCGAGGCGCGGCGTGAGCGGCACGATCCGCAACTTGCGCCCCTTGCCGTGCACGAGAAGCGACCAGCCGAGGAGGTCGGGCCGGAGGTCGTCGGAGTGGATGAGCGCTATCTCGCCCCGTCGGAGGCCAGCGTCGTGAGCAAGGCGCATGATGAGCGACGTGCGATCATCGGCCTTCCGCATCGTGTCCGTGTAGACATGCTCGGGGACCGGGTCCGGGTTCGGCGCTGTGGCACCCACGGTGGGGAGGGCCTTGGCGGGGTTCTTCGCGATCCGGCCGGTTCGCTTGCCCCACCTCCAGAACTCGCGGAAGCACGCATAGCGGTTGCGGCGGGTCTCCTGCATCCACTCCTGAGTCCCGACGAAGCGGAGGAGGTCGTCGGGCGTCACCTCCCATGGGCCGACGCCGATGCGACGGGCGAGGTGCTGGAGTTGCTCGCGGCGGGCGCGGATGGTCGCCGGGGTCCGGCTGTCCACGCGAAGTTTGAGGGCGTAGTCGTCTAGGGCCTCCGTCCAGGAGGCCGAGAGTGGGAGTGCCACGCGCGTTACAGAGTCGGAAGGTTGAACGGCACGGCAATGATCCTCTCGGTACGACACATGCCCCCCAGCCGCATCATTGCGACCAGCATAAATCGACCGGATCGACGAGAAGTGTTCATGCCGCATCCTTCCCATAACGTTCCTGCGCGCTCTGCCTCTTGATCCCGAGCGCATCCCCGATGTACTGCCACGAGTGTCCCTGCGCCCGGAGGCCCTGCACGGCCCGGCGGATCGCGTCGTCGACCTCATCACGGAGGGACACGAGTTCGGCCAACTCCCAGTCATCAGCGGCCGCCACACGCTTGCCAGCGCCCCGGATGATCCGACGCGCGAACTCGATGTACGAGGACGTTTCGACCGTCCGAGACCCCAT